CATAAATGCTTTTAAATTCATATCCATATCTGTTGTCCTCCATATGATTGATTTTCCAAAAATTTAAGGGAGAGCCACTGCTCTCCCCATGCTTCATGCCCTTGTATTACGCTGCCAGATCCTTTGCGCCGAACTCGATAGAATCCTTTACAACATCTCCGTCGGTATCCAGATCCATAAGTGCAATCTTTCCTGTGATTACACAGCCGATTGCAGTGATGGAATCTCCTTTGTTGATGTCATAATAGTCGGAATGTTTATCCTCGCAGATTCCCTGAATTTTAAGCTCCGGTGTAGCACCAGTTTTGATGTATTCCAGAACTTTTTTCTTCCACATATTCGTGGTTTTCCACTGTTCCAGAGTGCCTGTGATGTCGTAACCGATCCAACGACGGTTTGTACCTTTTTCGCTCAGTGTCTTTCCTTCCCAAACTTTAGGAGTGAAATATAACTGGAACTTACAGGAATCAGCTACAAGAGTACCGTCAATATAAATCTTTCCCTCTCTTGCACAGAGAGGGCTTTTATTTACACGTCCTGCCATAATAATCTCCTTTCTTTACCGGGCAATTACTGTGAAGTAATATTTCTCAGCAGAATCCACCGGCTGAATACCGCAGGTAATATATACGCTATCACCTGCGGAAGAACCTCTGTCTACAACAAAGTCGTTTTCTTCGTCCACATTCTGGATTGCTCCGTCGTTCTGGTAAGCCTTTAAGATTGCTCGTCCCAGACCTTCCATTACAGTCCATCCGGTAGCGTCATTGTTGAATCTACCCGGTACGAATGTAAGAAGCAGATCATTTGCAAAGCTGTCGTACACTCTGCAAGGACGACCTTTCATAATATCCGCCGGATCGTCCTGAGTAAATGTAACTTTAGAGTTCACATCATACTCAACGATTACATCTCCTGATTCACTGACAGTAAAGAAGATTTCGCCTTTCTTAATTGCCTGAATTGCCTCTTCATTTGTCTTTGCTCCTACGACGCCAGTTGCTCCGGCGAAAATTTTATAGGTGAGTGAAGATGTGTAGCCTGCTGCGGCAAGCGCTCCTGCCAACCATGCCGCTGACTGTGGAATAGTCAGTTTCTCCCCTGCATATTCAGCAGCATTGGTAAGATTGTAAATATTTTCATAATCCGCAGCGGAATTTGCAACCACAAGTCCGCATTTCCAGCCAATGGAATTACGAATATATTTGATCTTTGTCACAGCGGCAGTGATCAGGGATGTATCACTGGTCGGAAGTGCCATGCAGTTGAACTTGATTTTCTCTGCCATATCAAGGAAAGTTGCTACCGAAGCATTCACTTTGGAATCTTCGTTAGTACCGCCGGCCAGAGATGCAGATGCAAACGCTGTCAGTTCTCCTTCTCCTGCAAAATCCACATAATCAGATTTCAAATCAGTAACTTTCGTCGCTCCTTCGATAAGTTCGACTTCTGATCCATCAAGAACTACGGAAACATCAAATCCGCCCTCCGGGTTTGCTACAGAAACAATCTTTAATTTATTTCCTAAGGTTCCCGGATACTTTGCGGTAACATTGCCGGTACCGCTCTTTAAGGTGATAGTTCCTTTTGCCTTTTCTCCGCCGCCTGCGATATATGTATATACCTCAGTAGCATTCAGGAACATGAGCTGAAGCATAACCATACATTCATTGTCGTCGTAAATGGAACGTCCGAATTTCACCTTTGCAGCGTCCGGGGATTCATTGGTAAGATGGATCATC